CCTACTACTACTCCTAGTAGGATTAATAGCCAACCTAAATCAACATTAACAAATGCTAATATAATGGCTAATGCTAATCCAAGGATAAAAGACCAAGCTCCTAACTGGCCCTTTGAAACCATGCTATTACCTCTTTTTGCCATATAGGTAAAATTGTATATTAGTTAATATATAAATATTTGTTTTTTTTTAAAACCAGAAAACATTTCTTTTAAAGTTTTAGTTTCAGATTTAAAAACATAACCATGTCTTACTTTAGAAGTAGCCATTAAGTTGCTATTTTCGTGTACACAACTAAAGGAAAGTCACCAGTAATCGGAGCAGTTGTAAATATTATTTTATTTGTTTCTCCAACCAATGCGGCAGATACCTCTATCTCATATGGATTAAGGGCGAATAAAATATCTCCGGCAATATCTAAGTCGGCGGGAGCATCAAAATCAGTTGTTACATCATCACCAGTTAATCTTATCATGCCAAGAGAAACGCCGGCTCCAGTTGATCCACTAATGTTTGTTTTTAAAATAGATAATTGTTCTAGTATTAGAACAAATACATCTAACGTTCTCCTCTGTAGAGCTGTTATATCACTCATAACTTTTTAAATAAATGATTCATTAATTTCAATTAATATAGCTAATATTTGTTCAGCTAATTCCAGTTCTAATATCTGGTTTTTAGTAATTTGGCTTCCCATTATTTTGATGTTTTAGGTTTACTTCTTTGTATAGATTCGGTAGCTTGATTATGTCTTTCAGACTCGTTCAGTTGCCTCATTTTAAGTTGATAATCTTTCTCCATCTGTTCTCTCTGTAAGCTAATTTTCTCTATTTCCATAGAATTATCTTCAGCAAGTTCTCCTGAGTCTTCATTTGCTTTATTCTTATCAGCAACTTTTAATTTAGTTTCATTATCTCTAAGATTTTTAAGATCGTCAAGCTGAAGCTTAAGCTGTTCTAATTTTTCCTGAGACGCTATCTGTGCCTGAGCAATTTTATTATTATCCTCACGTTCTGATTGTTTTGATTGTGCCATATTGGCCTCATCAGTTTCAATCCTTCTCATTATTGATGTTAATGATGGATCTGTAAATATTTTCATTACTGTAGAGAACGATAACATCTGATTTTGAATGCCTGCTTGAGCTAATGATTCAAGTTTTTGTTTTAACTCAAGATCTCCCATATCATTATCAACAATAATATCATAATCCATTTCTGAAAATTCATCACCATCAACATCAAGCATTGACATTATTCTGTCATCCGTCATATACTGAAGTTTCTTATTGCGTCCTTTAAGGGCAATTTTAGCCGTTTCTAGCAACGTTGTTAGGCAACGCTTACGAACATTGTCATGTATTAAAAAAAGCTCCTCAGTGATGTGTGATGACTGCGATACAGCCCTCTCTATTCCACCAACAGTTTCCCTATTTTCAATCTGTCCTTGTCTTTGCTTGGATACCCCAGAGATCTCATACATTTCTTCTTTGAGGTAATCCAATAGGCCGATGTATAACTGTATTGAGTTACCAACCTCTAAATCTAGTGGCCGACCTGATGTTTGGAAATTACCGGCAAGTTTGCCCATTGCAACACCCTTTGTTCCCTCTTTAAATGAGTCGACAACAGATATGTTATCTTGCTGTATGAAATATAACCATTTTTCATAATCCCATCCCGAAGGCATTCTAGCCTTATCTAATTCAAGAATCTTTCCGTAGTTCTTTGCAATAGTCTTATTGAGCCTATCTTTAACAGCATCAAACATGTACTGATATGGTTTCATCCTATCCAGAATTGACACTGGCTTGGCCTGATTTGTGTTGTACACTTGGCCAATTATTCCAGCATGACATTCAGATATGTTATTCATTCTGAGGTACTGTATTGGTCTAGGTCTCATATTAACGTAAACTTCGGCTCCAATCTTAGTGCCTTCCCATATCTCATTAACCCACAAATCCTCAGATTCTTCTCCTGCAAATTTATTTATTCTATATGTCTCATCCTTAAATGAATGTAATTCTTCACCAGTCTTTGGATCATATGATTTTATCTTCTTAATTTTACGTTTTGACTTCCAGTAAACCCTAAGAACTCTTATGTTCCCCATATTATCAACATACGAAGAGTTCGGTAGTCCAGCAAAATTATTTCCCATCCATACAAATGAATCCACAGAGTTTTCTAAATTATCTTCGGTAATCAATGGTGAGTATAAAAATGAATTCCTTTCATCAATATTACCCATCTCATCCGTTTGAATAAGATTGGCATTACTGATACTTTCAATATACTCTACATCTTTGTCCTTTAGTTCATTATAATAAATATCTATAATCTTACTTGGAGACCAATAGTCGTCAAGTATAATAATGTCTGAATCTTCTATTTTTGATGAATAACCACTTCTCAATGTATAAACCTTTCTTGGATTTAGAACATCCATAGTAGGCTCATTACTTCGAATGTCAAACTGGTATATTTCCTCTGATGCAATTAGAACATCTTTGAATCCAGTATTCATCTTATCATCAAAATACAACTCCTTAATATAGTGCTTTAGTAGCCAGTTGGCTCTCTTTTCACGAAGATCCTGCCATTTATAATTAAAGAATTGCTGTATGTTTTCAAGTTCTGATTTTGCTTGTTCTTCGGAAAAACTTTCATTAGTTATAATTTCAGTTATTCTCTGCTGTGCTTCCTGAACTTTCTGTCTTTCAACAGAAGAAACAGCGTCGTCATTACATACCTTAACTATGTAGTCATGCTTCCTTCTAGACTCTTCGCCTATAAGAACATTTAGTGGATTGTTTATTATTGAATAATGTTGTATATCTCTAGGTATGAGTCCAACCCGTTTATTCATTGGATTGAGGGTTTTTTTCATATCCTCTTCGTGGAGTATTCCATTGAACAGATCGTAGTTTATCTTCTTACCACGCAACGATCTTCGCACGCTATTATTAAATAGATAACTATTCTTATCTGCCCAATCAAGATGAGCCTTGCGCCAATCTTTACCTTTTTGTGATGATGGTAATTTCTGTCGTGGAAATCCAGACGTTTGAACTGCTGACATATTTTGACTTATATAAGTTTACAAATTTACACATTTACTTTTAGGCATTAGGAGAACGTAACGTCTTCTCGCCATTTTACATAGCTATTTGGGTTATCTTGATACGCATTTTTAAAGTTTTCCTCTATATATGAATCAAACTCTTCCTCATTTGTATCTGAAGTTTTATTGGCTAAATATTTTAATCTATCTTCTCGATATATCATTAACATGCCCATGGCCGATACGCGGTCGGCATTTATATCAATATTCCATGATATAAGCTCTTCTATATACGCTATGTTGCGAATAGTATGCATATTTAGTTTTTCACCGATCTGATTACCCTCTGAGTCGAAATCCTGAATAGATGCTGGTGACATCATCCAATCTTTTTGCAATCGCCTGCCCCATGGGTTTATCATTTTACCAGAATTAGTTCCAAGGCTCTTGTTTCCATACGAACCACCCTTAGCATATTCCATATCCTTTAGGATCTGAGGAGTTTCACATAATAGATAAAGACTTCGTTTTTGATCAAAATATGCGAAGAGGCCTTTTTTGTCTTGTTCATAGTTGGCCTTTGCGTTATAAAATATTAACATTCGCCTACATATTTCGTAATAGTCATTGGCAAATTTTGGCCTTCCTGTGTACTCAGCTACGATTCGGTCAGTATATAGATCTAAAATCATTATTGAAGCCAGAGATGTTGTACCAGAATGGTCGTCATCTATAGGATCGCAGCCTCCAATATATCTCAATGGATCAATCTTTCCTTTATGGTCAGTCTTTGGCATCTCGAAGATTTCTATTGCTCCTTCTGGCTTATCTGTGCCAGTAGGGAATCTTCTTATTGGACTTAGATTAGGATCATTAGATGGCTTCCATTCAACACCTTTAGATGTGAGAATTAGATCTCCTACATAATGTGTGTCGAAATATCTCTGCCCTTGAATTCTGATTGAATCCCTATAATCCTTTAAGTCTGCTACTGGAAAGATCGTTCCACTAGTTCTCATCATAGCCTCACTTGGAACTATTGGTTCCTCAGCCATCTTTTGAGTAATAACTTGTGGATCTGATGAGTTGTATTTTACAGTAAATCTATCATTAAGAACTTCTATTAACGCCTTAATAACATCTGGTTCGCCATTTATATCGTCGTAACATCTAGCCCTATTAAGGTATGCTCCCCAGAAAAATCCACAAAGAGATTCTCCATTAGAATTCTTATCAAATACATTTGGAATCCCATATATATTGTAAGCTAAGGGATTTCTAAATAACTTTTCAGAGCCCTCAAAATCAGCTCCTTCGACACCGCCTGTCCCTAAGGCGCACATCAATCCATAGACTATATCTCCATCCTCAACAGCCTTTCTATTCACAGACCAAGCTTTCTCTAAGTTTGGAAATAATCCATCCTCTTCATAATGAATCAGAGGGCCTCTCACACCACGGGCTTTATCAGGATTATCCTTAAGTGAAATTCCGTATACTGACGACTTGTAACCCTTACGTGAACCGTCCTCTTCGTATCCTAACTGAATCTCTCTAGACCTTGGTGAGTTTACTAATCGAAGTCCACTAAATGGAGTACTATCCTTAATCCAATCTAATACGTCAATAACTTTACCATAAACACCCTTCTCTCCATCAAGGAATCCCTTGTCAGATGCTAAGTGAAAGTTTGGTAGTCCTGGCTCAACATACATATTCCGTGGCGACATCGATGCTAGTTTATAAGACGCACCTACACCCCTGGTTTTTAATATCTTAGCATGAGCTCCGGCCTCTCTGGCCTGCTCTAGATAGTGGAAGAATAGATAGTCTCCTAGCCATACGTTTGGAAAATGTTTCTTTCTAATACCACGAACTTTCTTTCCATCAGATCCTTTAGACGCCTCGGTGTTTATCCAGATTGGACTATAGTTTAAATAAAAATAGAATCCACCAGAGATCCACTCCCCATCAGATTCCCTAGTTAAACCATATTTCCAGCGGTACATCTCTTTCTTCCAAAACTGAGCATACTCAGATTTTGGGTTTGGATTAGGCCTTATATGCGTGTATTTACCATGCTTCTCAAAGAACAAAGCCCTCTCTCTAAAGAAGTCCATATTCTCCAAGATATGTGGCTTTGTAATATCAACAATTATTCTTCCATGTTCATCCCTAGGTCTATTGGCTGCATATCCCCTAATATCCTCTGGTTGAATCAAATGTTGTATAAATTTTACAGATTCGATAAAGTCGTTTAGGTCTTGCCACACTTCTTTGTGTAGTGATTTGCGCAACTCTTCTGTAAGTTTCGTTTGATAATTATTTGTCTTCCTAAACTCGTTAATTATTTCTTCCATTTTAATATCTGATCGTACACTCTACTAGCTATATATCCCTCTAAATATGTTAGAGCCTCGTGGTTATCTGCATCTATTTTTATCCCTATATAATCCAATATAAACCATGCAGAATGTATTGATTCGTGATGTATCGTGTGGACAACATCCTTTAGTCCTAACGACCTTGGATCTAATGAGTTA